GTACCAGAGTATCAAGTTGCAGATATGACACCTCTGCAAAAACAAGCTATACAAATGGGTGCGGCAGGATTAGGTGCATACGCTCCATTCTTTCAATCAGCAGCAAATCAAATGGGAACTGGTGCACAAACTTTGGGAACTGGTCTTGGAACAACGATTCAAGGTGCACAGAATTTGGCTGGTAGTACTGGAACCTTTGACCCTGGCTCTGTATCACAATTTATGAATCCATATACAGAAGAGGTCATTGAACAAACACAGAAAGATATAGGCCGTTTAGGGGATAGACAACAACAAGCGTTAAAAGACAGAGCGGTTGCTGCTGGTGCTTTTGGTGGTGGTAGAGAGGCAATTGGATCAGCAGAGATTGGCAGAAATGTACTTGATCAACAAGCAAGAACTGGTGCTGCATTAAGAGCACAAGGTTTTCAACAAGCTATGGGTCAAGCACAAACAGCTTTTGAAAATCAACAAAGAAGACAACAACAAGCCTCACAAATATTTGGTGGTCTTGGTAAAGTTCAAGCTGGAATAGGTGGTGCACAGGCTGGTCTTGGTCAAGCCACAGCACAATTAGGCCTTGGTCTGCAAGGTGCACAACAAAGAGATGTATCTAATCTTCTTGGCTTAGGTGGCTTGGAACAGGCACAACAACAGGCTGGTCTGGATGCATTTAGAAGAACGATTGCAGAAAGAGCAAGATCACCTTACCAGAACATAGGTTTCTTATCAGATATATTTAGAGGTGTGCCATCAACTGGTGGTACATTTACACAACAACAGACACAAGATCCTAGTATGCTGTCACAGGTTGCTGGATTAGGACTTGGATTAGCTGGATTAGGACAGGCATATCCTAATATGTTTAGCGGAATATTTGGTCAACCAGCATGAGCGTATTAAATCGTAAAATGTTTAATAGAGGTGCTCGTAAAGAGTTACGCAAAAAAGGTGGTATCGCTGATGTTCAGTATTTTCAAAATGCTGGACGAGTTGATGTAAGTAACATATCAAATCAAGATGCTATAAACATGGCTTTAAATGCCTCGCCAAGTTTAAGAACCAGATTGAATACAATTAATACATATCAAATTCCTTTAGTTCCTGGAATGTATATTAATAAAGAGGGTGGAATATTCCAACCTAACAGTTCTATAACTAAAATTACAAATGAACAGATAAATCAGTTATTAAGAAATAGAGCAGAAAGAGCAAAAAGTCCGATTGGTTTAGAACAGGGTCTTTCTTCTGTATTTAAACCAGAAGAAGCCGTTACTGCCGCAGGTTTATTAGGTTCTAAAGTAGGACAATATTTGGCAGAAGGTGTTGATTATGCAAAGAAGGGTATAACGAGTGTTGCTGAATTGTTTCAAAAGAAAAATTTAGATGTGCCTGGTCTTAGAAAACTTATTGAAGAAGGAGATCCGAAAGGAATATTAGATGGTATTGACTTAACTCAATTAGAGGGAATAGAGAAAATAGATCCTTCTCTTGCAAGACCTCCTGGTATGGTTCCTGGTAAAATCACACAAGTTGGTGATGAAAATCAAATAACAAAGTCTATACCAGAACTTAAAACTATGTATGATACAGACAATGTTCCAGAGATAGATGCTTCAATAAATGAAGAGATTAGAAAACTTCTTTATCCAGATGAAAAAGAAGTTCAAGAACAGAAAAAAGAAAAAGAAGAAAAAAAGAAAATTATCACGGAGGCTGGTGAAAAAAATGAACTTGACAGAGGTGCAAGAGATCCAGTTGATACATCAAAAGAAGAAACATCAAAAGAAGAAACATCAGACGTAGAGCCTCCAGTATCAAGACCACCTGAACTTGTTAAAGAGGTCTTTAAAACAGGTAATGAAGAACAAAAGAAAAATGTTATAGACGACATTATAAAACAGTTCACGGATCGTGCACCAAAATACGAAGGTCTTAATCAAGGGTTAGCTATTGCCAAGATAGGTTTTGCTATGGCTGCAGGTGAAAGTCCAAATGCCATGACAAACATTGCTAAAGCATTAAGTGATGGTGCTGACATGCTAATAAAAGATAAACAGAAAAAAGATGCTTTTAATAGACAAATTAGTTTAACTGGTCTTCAACTTGGTTTAACTGAACAATTTAAAATAAATGCTGAAGAAAGACTATCGAAAGCTAAAGAAAAAGAATTAAGAGATAAACCTCTTGTTATGATTGCTAGTAAAGATATTGAATACAAAGGTAAAAAATATACAAAAAATAGTGCTGTTCCAATTTCACAAGGTGAGTTGATGGATGGTAATATACCAGACGGCTTACAGCCTACGAGTTTCGCATCTTCTGTTATGCAAGGAATTGCTGATTCTGTAAAACTTAATAAAAAGTATATTCAAGATTTAATTAAATCAAAACAAATAAAAGATATTGGTCAAGCTAGAAAAGTTAGAGAAGAATATGATGGTGCAGCAAGAAGCGTTATACAAGCAGAAAATGGTATTGGTCTTTTAAATAAAGCTATGTTGCTTACTGCTGAAGGTGGAGTAACTGGTTTAAGTAATGTCGTTAAAGATGCTATGGTAAAAGGCGGTAACTTATTTGGTATAGAAATAGGTAAAGAATATAAAACTAAAGCAGAAGCTGTTTCTGCCATGAAACAAGCTTTACAAGATTTAATACCTGTGACATTAGGTGGAGTTCAATCTGCCAATTCAATTTCAAACAGAGATGTTGAATTTTTAATTACTGCATTTTTTGGAGCGGGTGCACTTGATGGGGGAATCTTTAACTTAGCTACAGAAGATACAGGCATAATGGTTGGAAGACTGCAAAATGCAATCAAAAAAATGAGATCAGAACAACAAAGAAGTATTGGTGTTATGAGATCAATTGAAGGTGATTTGGTTAATTTGTATAGACCGGGAACAACTGAATCTGCTTTAGGAATTATAAATCCTATTAAAGAAAAAGTTGCTCCTTATTTTAGTGAAAATTTACAAACAGTAAAATCTTTTGATGATTTATATGAACAATCTGAAACAAATGAATTTGGATTGCCAGTTTTTAAACTTAAAACTTAAAGGTTACATATGGGTGATATAATTATAGAAACCCCTCAAGGTAATGTTCAAATAGAAATAGAGGGGGATACTCCTAACGAAAAAGAGAAAAAGGCAATTATGGATAAGTTTTTTTCTCAACCTAGTGTTCAACCTAAAACTGAAAGTTTAGATTTATCTGACGCATCCGTAGAAGAAATACAAGACTATGCTAGAAAAAAAAGATTAGCAGGTATTGATCCTTTAACCAATGAACAAATTACTGATGAAGAGTTTGAACGTACATATAAAGAACCAGGCGTTGATTACTCTACTGGTTTAGACAGTATAGGATCTTTTTCTCGTTTTGGTTATGGTAGAATGGACACTGATGAAGAACGTGCTGGGTATTTAAGAGAAAAAGTTGGTGAGGATGGTTTTAGACAAGATGCTCTTGGTAGATTCATACTTACAAAAAAAGGCAGACAAACTCTTGGAATGGGTAAAGGAAGAGAAATAGCCATAGATGAAGAAGGTCTTAGTTTTAATGATTTAAAAGATTTTGCTGGTGCAACGGCTGCTCCAATAGGTGCTGCGATAGGTGCATCTTTAATGGCATCTGGTATAGGATTTATACCAGGAGTTGCATTAGTTGGTGCAGCAGGCTTTGCTGGTAAAGCTCTTGATGAAGCGGTTGAATATTCTCAAGGTTTACAAAAACAATCTTTTGGAGACGTTTTAAGAGACTCTGCCTTTGAAGGTGCTTTTGCTTTAGCTGGTGAAGGTGTTGGTAGAGGTATATCTTCTTTTTTTGGTAGACTCATAAAAGGACCTGGTGGTCCAGAAAACGAAGCACTTAGAGCACAAGCTAGAAAACTTGTGAATCAAGGATTTAGACCAACTGTTGCAGGTGCAACTGATGAATCTTTTCGTCCAATATTAAATCGTCTTCAATCAATTTATGAAGGTGTGTTTCCACAAAAAGTGGCTGCACAACAGAATTTAAAATTAGCTTTACAAGAATTAGAAAATATAAGAGGCGTAAATAAACAAAGCATAAAAGATTTAAATGATTCTATAATGAAAGACATTGATCAAGCATATGCAAATACAAATCAAAAGTTTGAAATGGCACAAAAAAATATTAGTAAAGATACTGAAGCAATAGTTTCTAAAATTATGAGTCAATTAAAAGATGATCAAAATGTTTCTAAAAAATTAGCTGATAAGTTAACTTTAAGTAAAAGTATTTTTGACAGAGATATGGATGCATTATATTCAGGTATTAATAACACCTTACAAGGTCAAAAAATAGTTAACACTTCTCCTATAATCAAAGCACTTGATGAATTAGCTGAAACAGCACCTTTAGATATTAAATCAACTAAGTTTTATAAAGATATTAAAAAACTTGATGGAGATAAAGCCACTGTTCTTGAAATGAATAGAATAAGAACACAACTATCTCAAGCTAGTTACTCACCAGAGGTTTTTGGTGGAGCAACATCTAATGCATTGGGTCGAATGAAAAAAGTTGTTGAACAATCTTTAAGAGATGCAGAGGTTGATTTAACATTAATAGCTTCTAAACAAACAGGCACTAAAGCTCTTGAAACAGTAGATGTGCAAACTGCTTTAAGAAATTTAAGAAGAGCTAATAGACTATATGCCGTGGGAATGGGTCGTTTTGATAAAGTTGTTAATGAAAATTTATTAAAAGAAGCAAGACGAGGAACATTAAATCCTAACTACATCTTTAATGAAATTATTACAAAAGACAACCCAGATGCTTTACGACAAGTATTAGCTGCTATTCGTGGATTACCTACAACTATGAAAAAAATAAATCTTCAAAAAGGTAAAGCTTTTATAGAAAGTCAAAGAATTGGAACAAAAACAATTGATGAAGCTTTAGAATCAGTTAAAGATTTACCAGCAAATTCTCCAGCAAGATTAGCTGTTGAAAGAGATGTGTTAAAAATACAAAGAAATGCTGAAGAATTAGCACAGGTTAGAGGAACAGGTGCAGAAGTTGCTGAAGAATTAAGACAAAACTTAGGTCGAATGTTTTTAAAAGAACAGTTAGATAAATCAAAAGTTATTGATAAGATTACTGGTCAAGAAGTATTTGATGGTGTTAAATTAGCTAATAATCTTAGTAGTTTAGGATCAACGGCTAAAATTTTATTTAAAAAAGAATTAAATGACATAGATGATGTTGTTCAAACATTAAGAAGAAGTAATGCTAATTTATCAGATGATACAGCTACGGCTCTTGAAGGTAAACCTTTGTTTGATTCTCTTAAAGAATTAAAACAAGCAACAAAAGCAAAGGCAGATTTAGAGAAGAACGATTTAATAAATAGTTTACAAAGATCAGGTGGCGATCCAGAAAAAATAGCTCAAGTAGTTTTTAAAACGCCAGAATCAATTAATGTTGCTAAAACAAATTTAACACCTCAAACTTTTGGTGCAGTGCAAGATGCAGCTATGGGCAAATTGTTAAAAGATATAGGTGCAGCAGTAGACGATGTAGGAAGGCCTAGACTAACTCCCGATTTTGAAGATGCATTTAAATCTGGAGCACTTGGAACAAAACTTAAAAATGTTTTAACTAATTATGGAGATGATACTATCAATGCCATGTTTGGCAAAGGAACCGCTAAAACTTTAAACACTTTAGCAGACGATATGGTTAAAGTTTCTAATGCAGCTACTGTTGGTAAAGGTGGTTTAGCTGCACCAACCATTGCTTTATCTTTAACATTATTTGGTCTTGTTACAGCACCTTTAGCCACTATACCAACAGCATTAGGTTTTGCGTTTATGTCTAAAATGTTAAGAAATCCTACTGTTTTAAAAATTATGATGGCTAGTCGAAAACCTGGTGCAGATAAACTTGGACAATTGTTTCAAATTGCACAAACAACCGCAGCACAATTAGAGGCACAAGGTATAAGAGGTTTAACTGAACAAACAACAGAAGAAGTAAAACCTGTTACAGGAGAGATTGCTAAAGAATTAGCTCCACAAATAAATCAAATAAAAACTGATTTAAGCTCTCAGATAACACCTCCATCTGCCGCATCAAGTGCTGGTGGTGTGAGTCCTTTAGGAACAAATCCGATTGTTAATCCTAATCCAACTACACAAGCATTAGCACAATCATTACAAGGAAGAAATTAATGGACTTAGAAAAATTAAGAGAACAACTCATCATTGATGAGGGAGTCAAGTACGAAACATACCTCGATCATCTTTCCCTAAAGACAGTAGGAATCGGACATTTGTGCAGAGAGGATGAACCAGAATATGATCTGGAGCTAGGTGCAAAAGTATCCGAGGAAAGAGTTACAGAACTCTTTGAACAAGACATACAGACTGTTATCCAGGACTGTAAAAAAATCTATGATGACTGGGACAAGCTACCAGAAGAAGTAAAACAGATTGTAGCAAACATGATGTTTAACCTAGGCAGACCAAGATACAGTAAGTTTAGAAAACATATACAAGCTGTTATGGACGGCAATTGGCAGGAAAGTGCAAATCAGATGCGTAACTCGAGATGGCATAAACAGGTTCCAAATCGGGCGGAGCGTTTATGTAAGCGTATGGAAGAGATAGAAGTGTAGCTGTGCAGTAAAAAAACAAACTTTTATATATTTAACAGCTAAGACTCAAAATATTAAAGTTTACAACTTTTTGCTTCACTGCTTCACTAACCAACCTCTCCCCAA